CTTCCGATCTTGGCTTAAAAACTTACGGCACAGACCATATAGCTGTTTGTGCTACTACTGGATATACACCTTCACAAGAATTTGATCTCCAGCCAAACATGTATCAAGTTGGCATTCCTCTTTACTACGATAGAATACGTTATTGGATTACGTTAAATGCTCAGAGAATTGCTTTCTGCTGTCAGGTTGGAACAGCACACTATGAGAGCGGTTATATAGGCAAGTTTATACCTTACTGCTCACCTGCTCAGTATCCTTATCCAGTAGTTTGCGCTGGCATGTTTGGGTATTACGATGCTTCTTATTTGCTAAGCACTAATCCTTATACATATGTTTATGCTAGTGATCCTGATTATTATTACAGATTACCCTATAAAGGGCCAGGCAGTATTGTATCCAATTATTTAAGTGTTAGTAATCCAGCTTATAACATGGCTGTTTACTCTAACTTTACTGGTAAATGGTTTTACCCTGCAATACACCCTTTTAATTATTTAGGGACAAGAATGAATACAAGTACAGTCAATAATAAATATCCTCTTTATGAGCTTGAGATATGTAATCCTAATATGAATAATTCTGGAGGAACAGACACAATTACTCAACGTTCACCTGGTGGTATATATGGCAAGCTTGATGGTATTTACTATGTGAGTGGATCATATATGTACCCAGAAGATACGTTTGTTATAGGTGGGAATACTTATATCGTGTTTAGAGATCGCAACCTTGACGCTGCAGGAAATCACTATGCTATGCGATTAGACCCTAATCCTTAAGAGGGGGTAATGTTATGGGTTATTTTACTGGAGTATGTAGCAGTTATGCTGAGATAGTTGCAACGTTGGTAAATGTAGTAAAAAATGCTGGTATTGGGTGGGAAGAGCTAACAGATACTGGAGGTTTTTCTGTTCTGCACAAAAACAATTTGTATGTTCAGGTCAGAACAATTCATGGTGGCGCTGGTGTACTTGGTAGAACTTCACTTGATAGTGGATCACCCATAAATTTGGTAGGAGTTAGTGATTTTCATTCTACATATGGAGCCAAACTTGGCCCAATACAATTTCCAGTGAACTATTTCTGTTTTACTTTTACTAATCCAGATGAAGTTTATTTTATAATCAAAGACCGTGATAGATACCAATTCATAGCGTTCGGGCAGAGTAATGTTACATTTACAACGGGCACAGGCCTTTGGGTTGCTGGAACGACAGGGCTTACTTCTACATTGCCTTATTATATAGATTTAGCATCTTATTCAAGCAATTGGCCATCTTTTAGCACTTACGGTTATGTTTCTTCTTCAAATGATACCTGTGCAGCACCTTTCTGGAGTTATACATACAGCACAAGCTCAGCGTATAACTATAACAATGCATGGCTAAATTCAGATAGTGGCTGGGTTATCAATAGTAGTGGGGCTAGACCAGTTGGGTTGCTGCTTGCTTCGCAACCAAATGAATTCAATAACCAAGCATTACTATTGCCTATAACATACAATGGTGGGAAAGATGCCACATTAACAAATGCTCGTTATATACGAATCAACTATATTGATCCAGAAGATATTTTGTATCATGGTGATGAGCAATGGATGGTGTTTCCCTTCTTTCGCAAGATAAATGCCTGGTATAGGGTAAGTGGTGATTATAAATACTTGATGGATTTAGATAGCACTTTAACATACGGTTGGGCAATTAGAAAGGTGAGCTAAGTTGGCCGAGTTAAGTGGTTTCGTTGTTCCTAATCTAATTATTTATAGCATAACCTACGAAACGCCAAGGCTATACGGCTATGAGTGGGATGCTTCATTCGTAATTTACGAAACCACAAACACTCAAATGTTGCCCATCTTTGGTCAATTGGTAAAAGGGCCTTTACCACCACAGCAATGGCAAAAAGATGAGGAACAAGGCAGGCATATGTATTCATGTTACCAAGATGTTTACGGATATGTGCACTTTAGTGATAACTACTTTAATGTTGGAACTTTAATGGCAGATAAAACATACTCAATCGAATTATGGAACGCTAACCTTACAGATTCTGTATCTCTTAACAGTTTAGGTCAGGTAGGTACAGACGGAATATTGTTTGAAGGGCCTTTATCTTATCCTTATGTGTTTAGCCCTATGGAAGCTCAAAATTATAGGTTCAAAGTAACAACAATAGGGCCTCCTATAATAGATGCTACATATAGCTTTAACTTTAATGAATATACCATTCCTATTAGGTTTGAAGGTAGAAGGCTTGTGGTATTTTATTGGATACCAAAAAATAACTTTACCGAAAAATTGGAATGGCTTACAGATTTAATTGAGACATATAACGATGAACAAAGGATAGCCCTACGCATAGCACCAAGGAGGAGCATAACATATAATTATATTAAAACACCAGACGAAGCTTCTGCAATTCAAACACTCACAAAAGCATGGGTCTATCGAAACTGGGGTGTTCCCATTTGGGTCGAAGCAACTAAAATAGGTTCAGTTAGTGCTGGAGCTACTACAATAAGCTTTGATACGACAAACGCAAGCTATAAAGATGCTGCTTTTATATGGGAAAATGATAATAAAAATGAGGCATTAATTATAACAGAATTAAGGTCTAATGGGATAGACTTAGAACAACACGTAAGAAATGACTACACAAATGCATTAATCATGCCACTACATTTTGGAATAACACCAGAAGGAATAAACTTTAAGCAAAATTATGGGAGTGTCGAAGCAAGTACTACATTCATAATAGTTGATGAAACCTATATTGGAGCTAATCCTTTTGGCACATATGACGGATACGCTATTATTGACAAGAATGTGTTAGTGCAGGACATAAACCAGAGAGTTTATAGGGCCTCAACATTAATTGATAATGGACAAGGTTTAATAGAAGTAGAAGCTGATAGAAACATAATAGATAAGACAAGCATACTTGGCAAGGTTACTAACACAAAAGCAGACTTGTGGAACTGGAGAAAGTTTTTGCATTCTAGACGTGGGAAACAGTATGCCTTCTTACTTCCTACATTCCAAAAAGACATAACAATTATAGAAACAATATGGAGTGGAACAAGCACTGCAAAAATAAAGGGATTAGGATTAAGTGCATTTGCTACATTCCCAATAAGAACTCAGTTGGCTCTAACTAACGGAAACACATATAACATAAAAATAACTTCAGCCAATCCTATTCCAGATTCTGCTAATGAAACTGTAACATTTGACACTTCATTTGGATTTGATATTAAACCAGAAGATATTGTAAGGTGGAGCTTCATAGATTTGGTGAGATTTGACGCTGACAGTATCACTTTAGAATATGATGGAATAGTTATGAAATGTGCCATTCCAGTTAAGGTGGTGAGTGCATGAGTTTCTTAAGCATGGAAACTGCAAGAACAGGTGGACAACCGTTTGAACTGTATGAATTTACGTATGGCTCATATGTATATAGATACAACACCACAGCTAACAATGTTGTTATAAGCGGATTTACTTATATTCCAATGCAGTTATCTAGACAAAATATAACGCTTACAAGCGATATAAGACGCTCACAACTTCAGATAAATGCTCCTACTAACTTTGAGGTGGCTAACTTCTTTAGGGCAAGTATACCAGCAACACCAATATCGGTAACTATCAAAAAGAAGCACAGAAATGATGACGAAGTTATAACGGAATGGATAGGCAGAATAATGACTGCAGAGTGGACACACAGCGGAGTAACACTCATATGTGAGTCCTACTATACAGCAATACAAGGTAATGCTGATTTCAGATACTACAACTATTCCTGTCCACATATGTTGTATGGAGCAAGATGTAAAGTAAACAGAATAAATTATAAGGTAACTGTAAACATTGAAGGTATTAGCGGAACAGTAATAACATCGTCAGTTTTTTCTGGGTATCCTTCAAGATATTTTACAGGCGGATATATCACATTTTATGATACAAATACAGGATTAATTCACACAAGGCACATTGTAACCCATTCTGGAAGCACAATAACATTATCCAACCAGATACCAGAACTAACTGTACCTAAACAGATTGAAGTTTATCCAGGTTGTGATCATACCCTTAACACATGCAAAAATAAGTTTAATAATCACTTAAATTTTGGTGGATTCCCTTGGATTCCAACAAAGAATCCATTTAGCTCAGCAAGCACTATTTTCTGGTAAGGAGATGATATCATGAATATGTGGCTTGCATTAGGATTAGGGCTTTTATTTAGCTATTTGGCTTACTTGCTTAGACCAAAACCAACTCCTCCACCACCTGGAACAATAGAGGAATCAGATGTACCAATAGCCAACGCATCAGACCCTATCCCAAAAGTATACGGTACAGTATGGGTTAAGTCTCCAAATGTGGTTTGGTATGGAGATTTGCGGACAACTCCAATTGTTAAAAATGAGGACTTTAAGTAATGCTTATCAAAATAAGACATGCTGTTGAATTAGGATATTGCATAAAAGGAATTAAGGAATTCTGTAAACAACACAATATAGACTTTAAGAAATTTGTAGTATACGGAATTGAAGAAGAAGAACTAGCAAATATAGATGACGCAATGGTTATCAAAATTATAGAGCACGCCAAAGAGGAGGTGAGATAATGGGCGGTGGTGGTAAAGGTAAAGTATCAATTACTGTTGGATATAGATATTATGTTGGTCTCCACATGGCTGTTTGCGAAGCAGCAGACGCTTTGCTTGCGATAGCAGTTGGTGAAAAAACTGCATGGTCTGGTAACGTAACCAGCAACCAAACAATATATATAAATCAACCTAACCTCTTTGGCGGTGAAGAGAAAGAGGGAGGAGTACAGGGCTATGTTGATGTAATGTTAGGTGGAGACTCACAAGGACAGAATGCATACTTAGTCTCAAAACTTGGAAGTGATGTACCTGCTTATAGAGGCGTGTTATCCATAGTTGCAAAGCAATGTTATGTATCAGCCATAAATCCTTACATAAAGCCTTGGTGGGCCAAGGTGCGAAGGATACCAGCGAAAAATTGGTATTCTAGTTACGCTACTATATCTGGAGGTTATGCTAATCCAGTCCACATTTTATATGAACTTATAACTGATCATGGACTTGGACAGATAGATAATACATCTTTCCAAAATGCAGCGTATAAGCTATATCAGGAAGGCTTTGGGCTTAATTTTATATGGTCTG